GACCGCGAATTTAAGTTGCGAGGCTTTCTTTAATAAGCCGCTGGAGAGAGTGACTCCGTTAACAAAACTCCAAATTTAGGGGTAGTGGCATAGCGGCTAGTACAATACGTTGTCTGCGTGAAGATCGGGGTTCGATTCCCCGTGGGACCGCCCTTGAGGCAAACATCTGCCTAGTTATGATAAATAGTTATATGTATTGTACTATTTATAAAATAACGAATCTCGTCAATAGCAAGATCTATATTGGATCACATAAGACTAACGACATAGAAGATGGTTACATGGGCTCAGGCAAAGTCCTGGGCTATGCAAAAGACAAATACGGATTGGAGAGTTTTGAAAAGGAGATTCTCCATACGTATAATAACACCAAAGAGATGTATGCAAAGGAAAAAGAACTTGTAAATGAAGAATTTATTACAAGGGAAGATACTTACAACATTAAAATTGGTGGTTTTGGTGGATTCGACTATTTAAACAGTAAAGAATACGATAACCCAACGCACAGTAAAGATCACATGGCAAAGATGTTCGAATTAGCACACAACAGTGATGGTAAAGAAAAACATAAAATCGCAATGCAAAATGTCGATCATAAAGCTAGTCGTGCAAAGTGTAGTAACACAATGCAAGAGCGTTACGGTAATGATAGAAGTATGCTTGCGTCTATGAAATATAAAAATCATACAGACGATACTAAGAAAAAGATATCCACTGCAAATAAAGGCAAATGTGTTGGAGAAGACAATTCACAATACGGTACATGTTGGATAAAACACAAACAGTACGGTAATAAGAAGATTAAGAAAGACTTCCTTTCTACCTGGCTCAATGAAGGCTGGGAACGTGGAAGACACATCCAAATTAACAAAAGGAAATGATAATGTGCATGAAGATTAACGAAGCTAAAGGCCAGTGCGATGCACTAAACCTTAAATTGCCTACAAACTATAATAACTTAAATCAAAGGCAAAGACGTGTAGTACGCGAGTGGTATGCAGAACAGCAAGAAGGCAATTGTTTATACTGCGGTGGAGACTTAAATGTCCGACCAACTAAAGACAAAGCAATTAACTTAAAATTATTTCCACCAAACTTTTTAAAGTGGCCAGTACACTTACAGCACGATCATCATACATTGATGACAGAAGGAGCTGTACATGCATATTGTAATGCGGTGTTATGGCAATATCACGGAAAGTAAACAAATTATGCGGATGTAGTTCAATCGGGAGAACACCGGGCTGTCACCTCGGAGGTAGTGGGATCGAAACCCATCATTCGCGCCAAATATAATAAACAAAGCTACATTGGCCGATTGGTAATGGCAGCAGGCTGTTAACCTGCCTGGAGAAATCCTATTGTTGGTTCGATTCCAGCATGTAGCGCCAATTTAATGCCGGTATCTAGTTCACTGTTAACATAGCTACTACGGGCGCCCATATTAACGGAGTATAGTATAGTGATAATACTCGAGCTTTGGGAGTTCGAATCCTCAGTTTGATTCTGAGTACTCCGACCAAATTAACGGAGTTTAGCTGAGCTTGGTTTAGCACGGCGTTTGGGGCGCCGAGACGTAGGTTCGAGTCCTACATCTCCGACCAAATTATGTAGTCTGGTTAGTGTGTATGTTTGCGTAACAAATGATAAATACTTATACTTAGAGCAGGAGTATTTATTATGGAGTACGAAGCACATTTACTAAAAGATGGAACTTATAAATCGCCAAAGAATGACAAGATTTACAAAACTAAAAAGGCATTTATAGCCCATATACATTATAATGGTGATAACTTTATAGCGGCAAGACTGGCACAAAAAAATAAAAAAGAATGCAAGTACTGCGATGAAGAATATTATATATCGGGGATTAAAGCACATGAAAAATACTGCTTATCAAATCCAATTGTAAGGAAAGCTAAGGAAAAAATATGTCCTGTTTGCAACACCACATATTATAAAGATGGTGCAACTTGCTCGTATGCTTGTTCAAACACATATTTCAGGAGCGGTGAGAACAACGGGCGATTCAAGTCTGGCAGCAGCAATTATAGAACAATATGTTTTTTACATCACGAAAAGAAATGCATAGTGTGTGGAGAAGATAAAATAGTTGCAGTTCATCACTACGATCATAATCACAAAAATAATGATCCGGAGAATTTAATCCCGTTATGTCCGACACATCATCAATATGTACATAGTAACTATAAAGATGAAGTGTTATACATAATAGAAGAATATGTAAATAACAGAATTATGGACCTTTAGCTTAAATGGTAAAAGCACTCCGCTCATAACGGAGAGACACTAGGATCGTTACCTAGAAGGTCCACCACATTATGCCCCCGTGGAGGAATTGGTATACTCGGCGGGTTTAGATTCCGTGGCTTTAATGCCGTGTCAGTTCGAGTCTGACCGGGGGCACCAAATTATGCCCCCTTGGCGAAATTGGTAAACGCTGCAGACTTAAAATCTGTTTCTTCGGATTCCCAGTTCGACTCTGGGAGGGGGCACCAATTTAATGCGTCATTAGTTCAATGGTAGAACTTCGGATTCCAAACCCGACGACGAGGGCTCGATACCTTCATGGCGTGCCAAATTAATACTTGACATTTTCACTTTATCATGTTATAATATGTAAACAGTAAGATGGATAATAGTATAAAATGAAATTAGAAGAACTTGCAAAAGAAGATATATATGATGAATTATTTGAAATGGCTAATATTCATCATGACGTACACGGTATCGATGATATTGTTATTTGGGTCGGAATGGCTAATAAGCGTCACGGCTTGCGAGTAAAAGTATCTAATAGAAAAGGCAAATTTGATCCAACTGATCACTTTAATATACAAATGCCATCGTTAGATTACGAACCGCCGAAAGTTGCTAAGTGGATTACTACAAAGCATTTAAGAAAGATATTTGAGTGGATTAAAATAAATCAAGATTTATTATATGATTACGAAAACGGTGAAATTGACAATACGTTAGTATTTTTAAATAAACTAGTTAGTATAGGAAAAGACTATGAAAATTAAGATATATTGTATATTTGCTAAAGAAGCAATATTAAAAATGAATGGTGCACGTGGTAAAATGTGTACTCAAGCAGGTCATGCATATGTGCATACATTTACTAATGCATTAAAAGACTTTCCAGGGCAAGCGATTGCATATTTGGATAGCGATCATGCGTACAAAATTACACTTATTGTAGACACTGTAGAAGAACTTAAAGAACTACAGAAAGCATACGAAGGCGTATGTGCTACAAAATTAGTAACAGATAAAGGGTTCACTGTTTTTAAAGAACCCACTACAACTTGTTTAGGTATTGGCCCAATACGGGAAGACCAAATGGGTGAAGATTTAAAGAACATAAAATTATTTAACTAAGGAGAACATAAGGATGAAAACTTATAAGACTTAGGCGGGCAGAATTTAAACTGACCCGCCGATAACGTAAAACTTAACGACGGGTTTGAAGCATTAATAGTGATGCCTCGGTCTTTTAAACCGAAGAACAGGGGGCAGTACCCTGCGGGCCCACCAATTTTAACCACAAAATCTGCTTAGTTAAAGCTATTAATGATAAATAATAGTATGAAAGTAGATATGAAAAGTACCGAATACTATAAATCCGGAAAACATGCCGAACATAATAGACTCATGTCTATTAAAGCAAAGAAGAAAAATAAAGAATTATTAGATGCAAGAATTGCAGAATATAATAAGGCTCCAAATTTGTGTAAAAATTGCAAAGAGCCTCACTCATATGAAAAAAGAAATAATAAATTTTGTAGCAGATCTTGTTCTGCAACATATCATAATAAAATTAGAATCGGTACAACTAGACAGACAAAAACAAAAGATAAAATTTCTAAAAGTATTAAAGCTCATATAAAAGAACATGGTCATAATACAGAAAATATGACTGTAGAGCAATTAGAAGCAAAATGGGCTAAACAATCAGAAACATGTAACAAACGACTATTAGAACAAGAATTTAGTACAATAAATGAGCATTCTATAAAGAAGCGAATTATGTTAGAGCAGGATGGTAACTGCAATAGATGCAATTTAGATGAGTGGCAAGGTGAACCACTAGTGTTAGAATTAGAACATAAAGACGGTGTCCATTCTAATAACGAACGAGACAATTTAGAATGTTTATGTCCAAATTGCCACTCACTAACAGATACATGGCGTGGCAGGAATAAAAATACTGGCAAGCAGAAAGTAACAGATAAAGAAGTGTGTATAGCATTTTTAGAAACCGGAACAATCCGTCAAGCACTACTTAAAGTAGGATTGGCAGCAAAAGGTAATAATTACGGTAGAGCTAAACGATGTTTAACACAAGCAGGAATTAAATATAAATAAAATTATGACCATGGCTAGGGGTTAGATATCAACGATTAGGCTCCTCTATCCTAGGTCACCATATTTGCAGTAAAGTGATTATTACGAACAGCATAACAGCATCCTAGGCGTTATGTATTCTTGTCGTATGCGTTCGTCACTTCGGTGGTTGAGATCCATACTGCATCTCAATTTTGTGTAATGACTTTAGGAGTGTACCACTGTTCATACTACTCGAACATGTTGCTTGGGTGAGAGGCCCAAACCGTTGTCGGTAAAGATGCGGCTACAGGGCCTGAAGAAACCGTCTACACAAATCAATTTTAGGTAACCAAGCGGCGACTGGTTATAAAGAGAGTTGGAGTTATTACTACCTGGCTAATTGTGGTCATAGTATATAACTTAATAGTGAAACCACCAACTTTAGTGCAATGTGTGAGCATCCTACCTAAATACTAAATTATGCTCGATTGGTGAAATTAGGATCACATGAGGTTTACATCTTCAAGTAGCGGGGGCGGAACCTGCATCGAGTACCAAATTACTTGACAATATCACTATATGGTGTTATAATAATATTAATAAAATAAGGTGATTATTATGGAATTTGAAGATTTATTAGATTGGACAGGTGATAATATAGACGGAATTAGTATGTCTATTATCGATGTACTCGAAGGATTTGAAGCTGAGAATATAGATTCTGTCAGAACAGATGATGTAATTAAAATTACATTCACACCACCAAATCATTACAGTGGTGATATACTAGAAGAATTGTGCAGCGAATATGGACCATCAGCCACACCAGCATATACGTATACGTGGTCAGTTGGTGATGAAACTGTAATATTTGAATTGCCCGATGATGTAATTATAATCAAATGATAAACCAAAATTATAGCGGTATAGCTTAACAGGTTAGAGCATCGGTCTTTGAAATCGATTGACTACGTTCGAGTCGTAGTGCCGCTGCCAAATGATGTCTGAGACATGCCTCTGTTTCGTCGTGTAATACACTCCCTGGAACACAGTGATATTAGCTACGCTCCGGATTTACTATCAGACACTTTATTAAGGAATATGTTATGAATGATTTAAAAGACTATGCACCGTTTGATAAATGGATTGCAAAGGATGATCTAATCGTTGGTGTAACGTATTTCTGCAAAGGTAGGAACTTTACTGAAGGCGTATGGAACGGAGAGCGTTTCGAATATATGCGGGAGAAGTGGGGTGCAACATATCCAGCAGTGGAAGATCACTGGGACGAAGGTGCACCATACGGTACAGTAAAGCCATTTAAACAGATTTAATGCCCCGAATCCCTGCGTTTGGCTACGAACCAGATCTCTAAAGCTAGGGTGGAGAGTGCGAGGTTCGATTCCTCATCGGGGCTCCAATTTTAACTTTATAGTTTAGTGGTAGAATGGGCAGAACTTAAATATGTCTGCAACAAAAAGCTGTTATTTTGATATCAGATCAATATCATAGGCAGTAATCAGTTCGGGGAATGCCCCGGTGGTGTTGGTTCGAATCCAACTGAAGTTAAATTTAACAAAAGGAAGTAAAATGAAAGATACGTGTATATACGTAATGCCGAAAAACTATTCAACAATTGATACTATGATGTATCTAGATGATTTGGGTCTTAACCATTTTGTTGTATATTATAATGATGAGATCAAAAGGCCGTTTGTAGTCATCGACAACGAAGAAGAATCATTTCTGTTTTCATTGCACGGTATCGGTAAAATAGTATACGATGGCGAGGAAGTAAAATGAAAGTAATAGAAAAGTCCTGGGCAAAGAGAAGAATCCCAGAGAAAGAGAAGAAAGTAATTAATGTACGCATTCCGGACTATAAGCAGGAGCAGAATCATTTCTGTGATATGCACGTAGAATATGAGGATGGTACGAAGGCAACGTATATAGCACGAGTGATCCACAATGAGATAAAAGATGAGTGGATTGTAGATGGTATGCATGTTGCAGTAAAGATTTAACAAATTATGGTAGATGTAGTAACCAGTGGAGGTTGCCCCGGTTTTGAACACCGGTGAGTCCGAAAGGGCAGGGTTTCGATCACTCCGTCTTCCGCCCTTGAGGCGTAAATCCGCCTAGTTATGATAAATAAGTATATGTATTATACTATTTATAGAATAACGAATCTAGTTAACAGCAAACTCTATATAGGAGCTCATAAGACTGACAATATAGAAGATGGATATATGGGCTCGGGTAAGATACTGGGCTATGCAAAAGACAAGTACGGATTGGAGAATTTCAATAAAGAAATTCTCCACACGTACGACAACACCAAAGAGATGTATGCAAAAGAGAAAGAACTCGTAAATGAAGAGTTTATTGCAAGGAAAGATACTTACAACATTAAAATAGGTGGGTTTGGTGGATTCGACTATTTAAATAGTGCAGACTACGATAATCCATCACACAGTGCAGAACATGCAAGAATGATGTATAAAGTGGGGTATGATAAGAGAGTTGCAGCATATAATAAACTATGGGAAGATCCAGAATTTGTAGTAGAATGGGGCAGATTAAGTAGCGAACGGCAAAAAGAACAATATCAAAATGGTAGAGTTCCTGCGATGCTAGGAAAGACCCATACTAACGAAGCTAAACGTAAAATCGGCAAAGCTAATTCTATCAATCAAAAGGGTGAACGGAATTCGCAATATGGAAAACCACGGTCCGATGCAGTTAAGAAAAAGATAGCAGAAGCATTAAAGAATAAGCCAATGTTAACGTGCCCGCACTGTAAGAAAGAACATAACAATGTAGGTGTAATGAATAAATGGCATTTTGATAAATGTAAAGACAAATTATGATCGCCCGGTACGTTCACTGTAACGAAGCATAATGTATTCGCAGCTAACAGCACAGGATGATCGCCAATTTAGTATAGTGCTAAACGTATTAGATAAATAAGTATACATACTGTTATAGTATGATAAAATTATTTAAGGAGAATGTTATGTACACTCTAAACAACCTGAAAGAACAGGTATCTAATATAGGCAAATTTGCACATAGTGAAAATGTTTATTTCGAAGAAGATTCGGATAAAAAACTAAGATTTAAAATTTATACTGATAATAATTCATATTCTGTTGTTGCAACAATCGACAATAATGGCCATTCCTATCTAGGGTGTGTTGCAAGCAATCGGAAGCCTCGAGCTGGCGAAACGTGGACGAGAGGAAACGATTTGGCAGATGGTAATTTAAGTCAAAGTACTTGGAATAATATACTTAGTGATATTGTTTCGTATGAACTAGTACGAATACACAAAAACGATAAAACAAATTAATGCTTGGTTTCGCATATTTGCGTCCGACGGGAGTCATGACCCTTAGGAGAATGAAGAGGAAGTAATCTTCGCCCAGCTCCAAATTTAGGTAGTGTGGCTGAGAGGCTTAAGGCACCTGGTTGCTAACTAGACGAGTATAACTGCTCCGTAGGTTCGAATCCTACCACTACCGCCAAATATGTGACTCTGGCAGAGACGGTTCTATTGCGTGAGTTTGAAGAACTCAAGATCTCGGTTCAACTCCGAGGGGTCGCACCAAATTTTGTTATCTATAAAATCCAAGACGGGAGGTTAGCGAAGGGTTCGAGTCCCGAGGGAGGATTAATCATCCTTGCTTACCGTCAGTAACAAAACACATTATGGTCTGCGGGCGATGTACACTATGTCTTAGTTCAATGACCACCATATTAAGCTCTCGTATCCCAATTTGGCAGAGGAGGTAGTTTTAGAAACTATTAATGTGTCGGTTCGAATCCCACCAGTTCCGCCTAATTAGATAAATACAATTATGCGTTTATTTGAAATTAAAAACTGGGATGACACATCTTGGACTAACGGGAAAGTAACATTAAGTATAAAGGATTTACTCAACGGTCCTCTTAAAGATGTATCTGTTAAGAAATTAAAAGTAAAAGACTTAGCACATATGGTTATTGATAGTGCCCACGATGATTCGAGCAGAATCGACAAAGCAGACCTACAATATCCAATCATAATAGTAGTAGACAATGGAAAATATAAATACGTGTTGGACGGGAATCACAGACTAGCTAAGGCTGTTAAACATGATCTTCCTACAATTGACGGGAAAATATTAGACCTATCTACTCTTCCTGATAATCACGCTTCTTTATTTAGATAATTTTTATCTAAGCACCAAATTTAGACATAGATAGTTCCTATATACCCCCACAGGTGATAAACCTGTATCCAAATATACTATCCGTCTAATATATTCAAAAGAGGTTGACAAATCCTTTTAACGACAGTATAATATACACAACAGGAGAATAAAATGGCTTTGATGTTTGAGGTATATTATAAGGGAAAATTATTAGGAACGTGTCCGACAGACGAACGACATGATCTTATTAGGAAACATGTCGACAATCCGGAAAAAGATATCCAGACTGGAGACATAGAATTTAAAGTAATATCAACAAAAGGTTGACATCACCACTTTAAGATAGTATAATACATACTATTAAATAGTTTTGTGGCAAATATAGTTCCTATAAAACAACACTTGAAATGTAACATACTATACGCCACACTTTAATTAAGGAGCACGAAATGAACAAGTTATCATTAAACGAAACAAACCAAAGCCTATTACAATTATTTAACATTGTTATAGAAGATACCGATACTGTAGTTAACAGCCCAAGGTATGACCTACAATCAGGTACTGTTCTTTCTGGCCACTTTTCAACCAAATTAGCTAATAAGGTAACTGAATTTGCATTGGCAGATACTGTTAATGATTCGGACCTTATTAAAACATTTTACAAATCTTGGACAGACATTACTGACAAGACCCGTTTAGAATTGTACTTAGATCAAGTGGTGCATTACATGACTACATACGGTCAATTGAAGCCTGGCTTCATGTACATTCCAAACGAAGATTTTGATGTTGAATTGCCAAATGCAGAAAGAGCACCAGTACGTGTCATCACTACTGTTACTCGTGATGCTGCAATCAACAGAATTACTGAATTTTTAGACTCAGGTATTGCACTTGAAGAAGCAACATTGACAACTCTTATTACGCTATTACGTAGCCTAGAGTATGTATTCGCTGGAACGTTTGCAAACAAAGAAGCGAACATTTATGTTGCTAGACTAACAGGTACTTTACCTTCTGCGGCTGAAGAGTTTTTACGTTATGTAATCTTCAACGTAACAGAGTCTACTTTACTAATTAAAAACCCTGCTACTATCCTAGCATTAAAGGAAAGTAACTATAATTACAAGCACGATTTAGAAGCGTACATTAAGCAGAACGATATTGTTGAATTGGCTAAAGTGTTCAATCGTTTTAAGCCATTGTTTTTGGCTATGAAGAAAGATAGCACAAGATCTATCATCAACAAGATTGCTAAGTTAAGCAAGACAGCACACGAGCCAATGGTTCAGTCTGCTTTAAACTTTGTAACTTCAAAAGAGATTGCCGAAGGGGACATGCATTGGCTTACGAATGCTACAACATTCGCACTATTGCGTTCTTTAAATGCTATTGCGTTGGCGTCTAACAACCCGACTGATATGACTTACAGAGTACGTAACGGTAAGATGTTTACTAAGGTAAGCAATGTTAAGTACAACGATGCATTATTGCAGAAGAACACCATTGCATTAATGAACGAGTTAAAAGGCCGAGTTGACGGAACAGGTAAAACTGTTTACATTCCAGAAAATGTTGACTATGCATTACCAACAAGCGAGAAGTCATTCGTAGGGAACCTTCCTGCATTGACTAAGTTTACTGGCGATACATTAAACGTAGGTATGTTTTGGAAGAACAGTGATGGTGCGTCTGACTTAGACTTATCAACTGTTGATATTAACGGTGGTAAAGTAGGTTGGAACAGCCGTTACAATGCAGGCGGAGTTACTTACTCAGGTGATATTACTAATGCGCCTAACGGTGCTGCGGAATACATGCGTTTTGCCAAAGGATGTGGTCAGCACATTGTACATCTAAACGTGTACACCGGCGAAGCTAATTCCAAGTACGACTTAATTGTTGGTAACACTTCAAAGAAAGTCAGTTCTAAGAAAGTAATGGATCCAAAGAACTTGATTACAACTGCCCGTAAAGAAACACGTAACATGTCATCAATACTTGGTTTTGTAGATGCTACAGGCGACAACGTAGAATTTATTGCAACTGACTTTGATGGTGGAGTGCATACAGTATCAGGAGACTCTGATTACTCAGCCATTACACTTAAATCGTTACTGTTTAAGAACAAGCACTCTTTACGATTAGCCACTATACTTGATACATTAGGGTACACTGTGGTAAATACTAAGGAAGAAGATATAACCGTTGACTTATCAGTTAACAACTTGAACAAGGATGCAATTTTAGACTTGTTCAAGTAACAGTTTTGTGGCATAAGTAGTTCCTATAACACTATTGGAAAAATACTACTCGCTGCATATTAAATTATAGACATAAATAGTTCCTATAAAAATCCGCGGGCTTGTCCCGCACTAATCGAAAATACTATTCGTCTATTTACATCAAAAGGGCCTTCGGGCCCTTTTTTCTATCTATAAGATAAATAAGTGTAAATAATAAAAGGATACACTTATGTCACTTAAATTTACAGGAAGTTTTGCAGGAATGACAGGCGCAGTCAGCGCAGGGGATTTAACATCAGCAATAGAAGGTTGGGTTATTAACTTAACTGATACTTTATTATCAACTAACGAAGTACTAGTCGATTCTAGTACACCACTTCAATTAAATACACCAGGCGAATACACTGTGGAAGTTGTATCGGCGCACAGTAGTCCATTATTATTAAAGGCATGGGGTGCTGGTGGTGGAAGATATGGTGGTGGACTTGGTAGTTATGTACAAGGTGATATGACACCTGAGGTTGGCAATATATTTAAAATATGGGTTGGTGGTGGTGGAACTTCGTGTAACGGCACTTTACATGGATTCGAAGGTGGATTCGGTGGAGGTGGCAATGTTGGTAAAATGGGCCAGGGTGGTGATATTCGTGGATCAGGTGGTGGACTATCTGGCATATTTAACACTGCTGCAACTCATGCAAATTCAATTTTAATTGCTGCTGGCGGAGGTGGTGGCTCATGGGATGGCACAAGTCTTGCATCGGGTGGCTACGGGGCATATCCAACTGGAGAAGCAGGTATTGGTGGCGGTGGTTCGGGTGGACAAGGTGGTACACAATCCACTGGTGGTGCAAGGGGTAACAACGTATCAGGATATAATCCATCGAGTACAGCAGGAACGGCGTTACAAGGTGGTGACGGTGCTGCTACATTAACAACTGCTTATTCAGGATCTGGCGGTGGTGGTGGCTACTACGGTGGTGGAGCAGGTGGCGGTAATAACCCAGGCGGCGGCGCTGGTGGTGGTGGATCGTCTTACTACAACCCAGCAGTAATTAACAATTTTACTTTTGTAAATGATACAAACACCGATGGACCTGCTCCAAATAATACTGACGAACATTATATGAATGATGCAGGCATGGGTTCTAATTTAGTAGCAACGGCATCATTCACTGTACCAGCAGGATTATTTGTCTTAACAGTATAATTTAAAATAGTGGTTGACAATACCACTTTCCTGTGTTATAATGTATATACACAGTAAGGAAAGAGGGTTAAACCATGTTACAATTCGACCAATACAATCAAGACGTTTTTACTAGACTTAAAGGTTTAGTTAACAAGCGTGATGGCATTTATAACTCAACTGGTTATAAGTGGGTCTTAGAAAACAAGATCATCATTGGTAATAAACGCACACCTGCAGATGCAATGAAATATTTCGGTGTTGAGGCGGCAGCTGATCAGATCATGGTTTACGTAGATGCAATGGCAGTATGGGCAGACTACGGTTCACGCAGCCAGGTTCCAGTACGTTACGGTTTTGTAATGGACGACTATGGTGTCGTTTCTTTTTGGAAGATTGGCAACAAGGGTAACATGCGTGAAGGTGCAGCACCTGATCCTAGCAAGACTACGCTAGAGTGGACTCGTCCAGATACAGCAGATTTTGCACATCTTGTTCCTAGTGAAGAAGAAGTCGAAGCAAAGAAAGAAGCAGATTTCCGCAAGGCCATAGGCGCAGCAGACGGCGAGAACTTAGGTGAAGTTAAGCAACGCATGAACTTCGGTGAGTGCGAGCTTGTAGTTTCTAAGTTAGTAGACGAAGTGCATGTTGCATACAATACTACCTACGAGAAGTATTGGAACATGTATAAAGATGTTAACGGTAACGTTATATACCACACAGGTGTACCTGCTCCAATTGAAGTGGGTGAAAAGGTTAACCTTACTGCTACGGTAAAGAAGCACATTGTTAACAAAAAGAACGAACGTGTTACAATTGTAGCTCGACCAACCATTAAGTAATCTAAAACATAAATTAAAGATAAATAAGTGTATGCGTATAAACGACATAACAAACAATAACGAAAAGTTTCACTTCATGGGTAATTCATGGGACGTAACTCAAGGATTCAAAATTGTTAATCGAGATAATGTAAAGCCAGAAGAATTTAATGTTGCTGACTTAGCAGTGTTTTTAGGTTTTATACGTGTCGACCAAGACTATGCAAAAAATACAACAAACAATTCACCGGTACTTCTTATTGAACTCCCCGAAGGATTATTAATGATCGACGGATATCATCGGTTAACCCAAGCAAAAGAAAACGGTGTAGCAACTCTCAAAGGTTATGCATTATCTCAAAAACAAACTAAAGAAATTACATTATCGCATTAATAAAAATGCCGTCAATCATCCTTCCGATTCCTATCAATTCCGATAAATAC